CCTAGGCAGCAAGGCGGTCAGCACCCAATTGCTGCCCGCTTGCTTGCATAGCTGATACCATTTGAGCACCACCGGCACGAATGGCAGCAACGACTTGGTTCATGCCATTTCGGACCGCTGAGACAATCTGATTCATGAAGGCTTGTGTGCTAGCAACCATTTGCGTACCGCTAGAACGTAGCGCCGCAGTCATTTGCATTGCTCCAGACGTTACCGCTTGGACCGCTGACATCATGCCAGAGCTTACCGCCATACCAAGAGACATCATGGTAGCTGATAGCGTCATGGCCGCCGATCCAACTGCTGCGAATACGGTTGCTAACATCATAATTTGACCGCTAACGACTGCAAGCCCAGCCCCGGCCATTTGCGCTGCCGTTGTGATCATAGTGAGTTGAGTGCTTACCATAGTCGCCATCATCGCAAACATGCTGAAACCAGTCTGAGCCGTCATGAGTTGAGCGCTAAACATAGTTACTGATGAACCCGCCATCATAAGCTGGCTTGTCATTTGCATAAGACTAGTAGCGAACATCACAAACTGAGTGTTTAGCATGGTCAATGAAGTACCAATCATCATGAATTGAGTACCTACAAGCGTTAAGCTAGTGCCTAGCATAGTTGAGCTAGTAGCCATCATTGTCATGCTCGTAGTGATCATAGTCAACTGAGTAGCTAGCATAGTTAAGCTAGTAGTTAGCATAGTCATGCTTGAGCTGATAGAAGTCATGCTAGCAGTCAATGTCATTGAAACTGTGCTGAACTGAGTTAAACCAGTCGCAGCAACCATCAAGGCCGGTGCTAGTGTCATGATTTGTGTTCTAAACGCTGTGATAGGGGCTACAATAGCAGTTAAACCAGCAAGTGATTGACTAGCTTGATTTGAGAACGTACTGAATGCAGTTCCGGCAGTAGTTAGCAACGTTTGTAAATTGGTGAATGATGATTGAATACTTGTAATCGTACTTGAGAATGATGTCAATCCAGATACAGCACTAGATGCCGAACTAGACACCTTACTCATACCATCTCCGAGCTTAGTCATACCAGTCCCAGCTTGAGCAAGTCCTGCTGAATTGTTACCAATCGACCCGACGCCTTTAGCGACTGCCGCAAGAGATGCAGCCATGTCAGCAAGGTTAGTGTTTGTGATTTTAACAACACCATTGGCCAATTGATTGAAACCGGACCCGGCTTTTTGAGCAGCGGTACCGATAGAATTGAATACATTAGCCAATCCATCTAGGACTGATTTAATGGCGCTACCAGCGGAACTAATAACGCTTGAAATGCCTTCAAACGCTGACTTGATACCGTTTCCGATACCTTGAGCCGATGTGCTGATTGATGTACCGACTGACTGCACTACACTAGCAATGCCTTGCAAGGCTGCTCCGATAGCTGAACCAGTAGCACTAATAATGCTTGCCACACCACTAAGAGCCGTACTGATAGCCGTACCGATCCCCATTGCAGCGGTAGCGATTGCCATTCCTGCCGCTGAGACAACTGACGCAATACCACTGAATGCAGCACTAATCACACCGCCTATTGCCGTGATGATAGGCACAATTTGAGTGATAGCTGTCACAATAGCTGAAATGATTTGGCTAATGATCGGTGCAAGAGTTTGAACGACTGTAACGATTGCAGAAATCACTTGACTAATAACTGGTGCAAGTGTTTGAACCACTGTCACAATCCCTTGAATCAAGGTCATAATGACTGGTGCCGTTGCTTGAATAGCTTGTACAATTACTTGTAGAACCATTGCAATCTGTGGGCCAAATTGTCCGATTACTTGAGCAACTTGGACAATGCAATTCGAGATCACTGGTGCGATTGCCACGATAGCGTTAGCAATAATCTGAGTTACTGCTGTAATAGTATTTCCGATAATTTGAACAATCGGAGTGATTGCTGTAGCTACTGCACTGATTGCAGAACCTAGAGCGGTTGCTAATCCACTAAAAGCATCAATGATAGCCGGCAATGTTCCTAAAACGGATGTCCAAGCGTTACCGAATGCTGTAATAAATGGTGCTGCATTGCCTAGAGCTGTTCCTACTGCTTCAACCAATGGTGAAAGTTTAGCTAATCCCGGTGCAGCTTCACCGACTGCCGTAACGACAGTAGCAAAGGCAGTTCCGAACGCTTCAACGATAGTTCCTGCTGCCTTACCAATAGATTCAACAACAGTTCCGAACGCTGAGCCAATAGAGCCGATAATTTGAGAAACACCACTGGCATGACTTGCTAATAGCGAGAATGAAGCTACAATCAATGCAATCGCTGCACCGATTCCGACTGCCGCAATAGCAATACCTGTAGCAAACGAGAGGATTTGAGCTGAACTCAACCCCTTAAGCCCTTGTAAAGCGAATTTAAGCCCTTGTCCAAAGCCTTTGTAAGTTTCAGCAATGCCTTTGAATAAGGCTGTCAGAACTCCTTTTATCGCATTACCAGACGATTTAATGACGTTTGACATCCCGCTGAATAGCTGAGTAATCGTTGATTTAGAACGTCTAGTGCTATTAGCCGCTTCTGCTGCCCCTGCCGCTGCATCCGCCCCAAACTTCTTGAATGGGTTAAGGCTCTTGATGAAATCAAGTCCTCGTAATGCAGCACTTACAGCAGAAATGCCAGCCTTGGCAGTCATGAAACCTGCTACCATTGCTAAAATCCCGCTGGTGATTCCGTTTAAGATTCCCGGTGGAATTGCACTGATAAACCTAGATATTGCTGAAATAACTTGAGATATCCAGCTCACTAGCGTTCCAAGAGCTGATCCAATGCCTGCAATAATCGACTGCATTTGTGAACTACCGAGCACCTCACCGAATGACGAACCGATAGTTTTAAGAGCGTTCCAAGTATCTTCGACCGCTGCTTTGAATGACTGAAACGCTCCAGTGTCAGCAAACGAGCTGATGAAGCTTCTGACTGATGTTGTGGCAATGTTTAAAGCTTGTGAAATGCCGTTAGCAATGTCACCAAACACTGAACCAATGCCCTGCATGAGCTTACTGCCGTCAATGTTGCTGAAAAGTTGCTTGATTGAGCTTGAGATGTAAGTGAAGGTCGCACCAAGATTCTTCAAAGCTCCTGTGTTAGAGAAGCCTTGCCAAAGCGAAGACAACCCACTGCCAATCTTGTCAGCAATGCCGTTGATATCAACTCTTTCTAATGCATCGGTTAGCCCAACGACTGCTTTGATACCGATTTGATTGAGTTTCTCAAACTGTGGCATCAGCTTATTAGCTAGCGATTCCTTCATACCGTCGATAGCTTGGTCAACGGTCTTGAACTCTGTGGCCATCTTGCTGAAAGTGTCGTTAGTACCCACTTTAGCAATGGCGTCAAAGAAGTCCTCTGTCTTAATCTTGCCGTCTTGCACGGCTTGGACCATTTCAGCGGTACTCATGCCCATCTCTTTCGCAATCGCCGCAATACCGGCAGGAGTTTGTTCGAGCATGAGTTTAAAGTCTTGCCATTGAACCTTTGGTTTAGCCGCCATTTGAGTGGCTTGTTGGCTTAAGGTCTTCATGGCTTGTTGTGGGTTTTCTGCTGCCGCTGCAAGACCACCGAACCCCTTAACGAGCTCGGTTGTATTCTTCGTTCCAACCGCTGCTAACTGAGAATAGGTAGAAGCCATGTCGGACGCTGAATAGATGGTCTTGGTCGCAAAGTCCTGCAACTCGCCTTTAACTTGCTGAATCTGCTCGGTAGGCATGTTGATTTGTTGCATGTTGCCTTCAAAAGTCTTCCATGCCTTGGTCGAGCTGTTAAGCTCGCCTACCATTGATTTCATGCCGTTACCAAGAGCGCTGATACCGCCCATGATAGCGCCACCGATTAAGTTAGCACCGAGAACAGACTTGAACACAGACCCAACCTTGCCGGCTGAGCCTTTCAAGCCTTCTAAAGCCCCTTTGATGCGTTTAGCCCCACTTTCAGCGTCTTTGCCATCGAATAACGCCTTAATGGTGACTGTACCATCTGCCATAAATTATCCCTCCTTTCTAAAATTCTTCTTCTTTGTATTCTTCATCAACGATTGTGTCGTTAGGGAGAGCATAATCTTTCTGAAGCTTATGCATTTCCTCTTTGTATTCCGCTGAGTCGCCCTTTTGTGGTTTCCATTTACGAATTTTGACCACTTCCATGAATTTAGTGCCCTCTGGCAATCCAGACAGTAGAGCATTAAACTTCTTCCAGTGAAGCTTGCCTTGGGCATCGAACAAGTCAATGCCGTAAGCCTGTAAAAACGAAGCATAGATATAGTCACCGTCATAGCGGATATCGTAAGGTGCTTTCTCTTTAGGCTCGTCGCTTGCCGTGGTCTTCATGGGATTGCCGGCAAGGTCATATTCAACATGGTTGTCCTCAACGTTTGATAAGCCTATGTGTTCTTCGAATACTGATTTAAAAACCTTTGATAATTCCTCAATAGAGTAATCTTCAAAAGCGTCGTTAAACGACTTAGCTTTTTCCTCTCTGGTTACACCTTCAAGGCTCTTGCTGATTAGCATCCGAATGGCGAAATGCGGTTTGACATACTCTGGTATATCTTCATCCCTCATCATTTCAAACATTTTTAGGACGGTATCAAAAGACAAATCTAGGGCGTACTCTTTATCATCAATAACTAACTTGTCGGTCAGTTTTCGTGATAGGTCGAGCATGATTACTCAGCCAAGTATTTATCGAAGGCTGCCTTTGAGTTTTGGTTCTCAAATTCAGAACGAATGCCGGTAATAGTTTCAATCAGATAGAACATGGCGATATTTGTTGATTCACCCGAAAACGCATAGACAAGATTAAATGCTTCTTCATCGTCAAAGATTTGTGTAAAACCTTCTTTCACAAACTCCGTTGCCGCATCAATGGCAGCCTTATTGTCTGTGCCTTGGATTGCTAGGCTCCTAGCTTCCAATTCTTTCCCGACTTCTTCCATGCGTTTAATATTGCTATCTGACATTGGGAAATTAAGCTGGAACTCACCGAAATCGACTGGGATGACATTGCTACGTTTTTTAATTACTACCATGTTTATTTACTCCTTCTAATACGAAAAAAGAGGGGAATGGCTAAACCCCACCCCTCAAGTTGTCTTATCTTGTTTTATTTAATTAGTGATTACCCACCGATTCCCGGTGAAGTAACTTCTGATGTTTCACCAGAACGAGCGGCACGCCCAGAAGTTTCTGAACCAGCTCCAGATACTGCGGCGGCTGCGACTGGTGATGCAGTGATGTCGTGTTTCTCTGGCGTACGTGACCAGTTAACTTGGAATTTGATAGTTTCAAGCTCTGACGCTTCACCATCTCCGACTTCAATCTCAGAAAGTCGTGCAAGACCTTCTTTGTAAGATTTGCCGTCTGGTGTCACTTCCTTGTACCATACGATGAGATCATCAGCTACGGCATCTTCTTTATCGACAACAAAGTTTTGAGCTTTATCAGCGTAATCACGGTGCCCTTCAAATGAGCGACCTCGTGATTTTGAAGTGATAACCTTCTCTTTAGTACCGTCACCGTCGAAATATGCCACATCATCGTCTTCTGCGCCATTCTCTGGTGCAGATTCTTTGATACCCTTGGCAATCCACATGTATTTGTCTTCAGTCGGTGGAGTGTCTGGATGTTCTGAATCGAACGGTGCAATGTAATGCTTACGAATCGCATTTTTAAATTTAGCCATTTAGTTAAGGCTCCTTTCTACTTCTAGTCTTGCCTGTAGGTCAAGCAAGTAAATGTAATAGTCTTGGTCATTGACATCATTAAGGCTTGGTGTCTCAACTTTCAATGACAAGAATGTATAAGAATTGTTTAAACTTGGTAATTCGAGACCGATTTTGGAAAGCTCAGTGTTAATCTTCCAAAGGGTTGCATTGACCTTTTGCTGATCTTTAGATTTAATGGCGATTTCAAATGGCAACGACAAAATCTGTGTACCAGCCATGTCTTCGTCTTCCACTTTACCGCCGGGTAATGCGTATATCACCAAGTCTTCACCTTCGTTTAAGTAATCTAATCGAGGTGTCAGTGGCAAGCCTAGACCAGCTAGAAAATCTTGCAACACCTCTGAAAAATCATTGTTATTCACTATTTCACTCCCATTGCTCTAATCGCCACTTCGCCCCACTGTTTCTTGTGTTTAGCAGCGGCTTTTTTATCCCAACGCCCACCAGTGCCAGGCTTTGG